GGTTCTGGCTTCACTGACGCTGATCGTCAGTCAATCGGTAATGACGTTATTGGTAAAGTTGCAGCTATCAAGTATAACATGCGTATTAAAAACAAGGCTGGCGAGGAATCACTTTTCTTGCCTATCGTTTTAGAAATTCGTTGGGATAAGGAAGAAGCAGATGACAGCACTTCAATCAAGTAATAAGCGCAAGTTCGATATCAACAGCAAAGAAGATATTGAACTCTTCAAATACTTTTTGGTGAACCGTGATTGGAGAATCACTGGTACTTGCCCCTTTGAGTTGGAGTTTCCATACTTGTCTATCCCAGATATGATCAAAGATAAATTGATCTACAAGTATTTAAAAGTTGAAAAGAAATGAACACAATGTATATTATGGTGGGTGTGCCAGCTTCTGGCAAATCTACATGGATTGAAAACCAAAAGTGGGTGAAGGATATCCCTATCGTTTCCACTGACAAGTTCGTTGAAGATTATGCGAAGTCGCAGGGTAAAACCTATTCGGAAGTCTTTGAAGAATATATGCCAATTGCAGTTAAGTTGATGGCTAACCAAGTCTTGATTTGCCAAGCAAACAAAAAAGATTTGATTTGGGATCAAACTTCAACTACAATAGTTACTAGAGCAAAGAAGTTGCGTATGCTCCCAGAGTATCGCAAGATTGCCGTTGTATTTAAAACCCCAGAGACAACTGAATTGCAAAAGCGTTTAGCCTCTCGTCCAGGAAAGACTATCCCTTGGGATGTGGTTTCTAAGATGGCGCAACAATTAGAAACAGAACCGCCGACTCTCGAAGAAGGCTTTGATGAAATTTGGTATGCGGAGTAATTATGAATTACGAAGAATTTGAAAAACATATGGCTGAGAAGTTCCCACGTTATTGTGGGAAGGATTCTCGCTTTGGTGGCTTTGCCATCGGTGAGGGGTGGTATCCTGTCATTGAAACCTTGATGGATCAGATTGATATCTATACAAAGTGGAAACGTAGGATGCGGGCTAATGACTTGCGTCAACATCGAGCCATGATGAAGGGTCGTGATGCTCTTTTGAATTTCCTCACTAAAGGTAAAAAATTAGCCAGCGATTGGGACGAAGAACGTGCCGATCAAATTATGGAAGAGCTTGGTGGACCAATAACACCAAAAGTGAATTGGATTCATATTGACCAAATCAAAGAGAAGTTTGGTGGGTTGCGTTTCTATTACAGCGGTGGCGATGACCATATCTCTGGTATGGTAACTATGGCTGAAGTTTGGGCAGGTCGTACTTGCGAGAAATGTGGTAACGCAGGTATCCGTCGTGGCGGTGGTTGGATTCGTACATTATGTGATATTCATGAAGAAGAATATCAAGATGGTAAAAAGAAAATGAGTGATGAGTATTATGCGTGAATATAATCCAGACAAGTGGGTGATGTTGAAGTTTAACCATAACGGTGATTTGGTTTATAAAATCCTTGCTACGTTCTATGGTGGCTATACAACTGGTGATAGTTGGAAGCTGAACAGCGGCATCACAAAGATTGAAGAAGATGGACAGACATACTTGTTCACTGGTTCAACTGGCAGCGTCTACCGTTGCCATAAGAACTCATATGGTATGGGTGGTTATACCTCTGGCGTTTATGCTTCCTTTCACAAACAGGTTGCCGAAACTGCAGGTGTTGAGTTAGATTTGATGGCACCTGAAACTAATTTTATGGAGTTACATTATGAGTAAGACATGGACGCTTGAGATTCAAGAGTCGCCCACTGGTGACCAGTTTATTGAATTTCCACCAGAGGCTTTGGAAGAAGTTGGTTGGGTTGAAGGTGACGAGATTGAATGGACTGACCTTGGTGACGGTTCTTGGTCTTTGAAGAAGAAAGAACCACAGAAGGTTTGGGTTATGGTTGAAGCCGTATCTCAATTCCGTATGCGTTACATGGTTGAAGTGCCAGCTGATCATCCAGAGTATGCGCTTGACACGGTTACATGTCAAGAAGCTAAAGAGTTCTCTCAAGAACACATCGGTGAAACTATTATCAGCCACCGTGTTATGAGCGAAAACGAAGCCATTGATTTGTGCGACATTGATAATGATTATGTGAACGGTAAGTATGGTAAACCATGGACACGTGACCAGAAGATTAAAGCCTTCTTCACTAAAGACGGCGAGAAGGTGGATCTATAATGTTTATGTTTGACGTAGAAACTCTTGGCGTTGAATCAAACGCAGTTGTATTATCGGCTGCGCTTGTTCATTTTGAGCCAGGAAAGAATCAGAATTATCAAGACTTGCTAGACAATGCTTGCTATGTTAAGTTCAAAGCCAAAGAACAACTTGAAGCGAAACGGACAGTTGACCTTGGTACTTTAGAATGGTGGAAGAACCAGCACGAGTATATCCGTGGCTGCGCTCTTGAACCTAGTTCTGCTGACTTAACTGTGCAAGAAGCCTTCACTGCTATGCACGGGTGGCTTAACAAGTTTCCAAACTATCAAAAACAAACTATGTGGGCTCGAGGTTCTCTCGACCAGATGGTCATTGACAGCCTAGCAAAGAAATTTGACTTGCAACCATTAACAGGGTATAATATGTGGAGAGACGTAAGAACTGCTGTCGATATTCTCTACGGTACAACCAATGGTTATGTAGAAGTAGATTATCCTGAGTTCCAACGTGCAGCTGTGATCAAGCACCACCCAGTTCACGATTGTGCCCTTGACGCTATGCAATTGATGTATGGTAAATCAGTTTAATGAATATGGTATCCCGTTACATGCGTGTAGCGGATATCGTCATGATGAGCATTGGTGGGCTTGGGCGAAGTGGGTTATAGATAATTGTGAACGACTTGGTACTGATGGTATCAAAGTATATTATAAGAGAAAAGATTAATGGAATTTTACACTAACGTTGTGCAAGCTGGCGATAAGATCTTAGTTCGTGGTTACGAAAACGGTAGACCTTATCAACGCCGAATCGACTTTTCTCCAACTCTTTTTGTCAACGCTAAGACCCAGACCAAATGGCAAACATTGGATGGGATCTACGTTGATGAAGTACAGCCAGGAACCATCCGTGAAACTCGCGACTTTGTGAAGCGATATGACGGGGTTGCTGGCTTCAACGTTTATGGCCAGACCAACTACGGTCTGCAGTATCTCAGCGATACTTACGATTATGACATCAACTGGGATATGGAACAACTGAAGGTCTTCACGATCGACATTGAAACCAAGACCGAAGGTGGCTTCCCAGATATCGTTACAGCCAACGAAGAAATCCTACTGATTACTGTCAAAGACTTTTCATCCAAACGTCTAATCACGTTTGGTGTTGGCGCATTCGTACATAACCGTGACGACCTCGTTTACATTAACTGTAACAGCGAGCAACACTTGCTCAAAGAGTTTATCATTTGGTGGCAACAAAACTATCCAGACATTATTACTGGATGGAACACTGACTTCTTCGACGTGCCATATTTGATTCGTCGTATCAATCGTGAACTTGGCGAAGCACTTGCCAAGAAGTTTAGCCCATGGGGTATGATCAATGAACGCAAAACGTTCATCAAAGGTAATGAAGAAATCCACTATGATATTCATGGTATTGCTCAGCTTGACTATCTCGAGTTGTACAAAAAGTATACTTACTCCAAGCAAGAGTCCTACAAATTGGACTACATTGCAGAGCAGGAGCTAGGTGATAAGAAGAAGGAAAACCCAGGAGATACTTTCCGTGACTTCTACACTTACCACTGGCAGCAATTCGTAGAATATAACATCCACGACGTTGAACTTGTTGACCGTCTTGAAGATAAGATGCGTCTGATTGAACTTCACTTGACTATGGCTTACCAAGCCAAGATTAACTATGAAGATGTTTACTCGCAAGTTCGTATGTGGGATGCTATCATCTACAATCACCTTCGTAAGAAGGGTGTTGTTATTCCAATGAAGACTGGTGGAGCAAAGACCGATCAGTTTGAGGGTGCGTTCGTTAAAGACCCACTCGTTGGTAAGCATAAGTGGGTTGCATCGTTCGACTTGAACTCATTGTATCCTCACTTGATTATGCAGTACAACATCTCACCAGAGACACTCACACACGAGAAGATTCCATGTACCGTTGATCAACTTCTGACTCAATCTGTCGATACATCATACGCCAAGAAGCGTGACTTATCTATGACCGCAAACGGTTGGTGCTATCGTCGCGACGTCAAAGGGTTTATGCCTGAGTTGATGGAAGAGATGTACAAGAACCGTTCTAAGTTCAAGAAGCAGATGCTTGGCGTTCAACAGAAGTATGAACACGACAAAGGTAACAACGATCTTCGTAAAGAGATTTCCCGTTTGAATAACCTTCAGATGGCTATGAAGATTGCTTTGAACTCAGCTTATGGTGCCATGGGTAATGCATACTTCCGCTACTTCGATATCCGTATGGCTGAAGGTATTACGTTATCTGGTCAGTTGTCCATTCAATGGATGGCTAACGAGTTCAACCGTTTCGTGAATAAGATTCTCAAGACTGAAGGTAAAGACTTTGTTATCGCTATTGATACTGACTCAATCTATCTGACTATGG